CTTGACGGTGTCCTTCCAGCCCTTGTCGCCGAGCGCCTTCATCTCCCACAGCGCCGGATAGGCCATGACCCCGGGTCCGGCGGTGATCACGCCATCGCAATGGCCGGAGATGCGGTAGATCAGCATCTGCTCGTCCCAAGCGGTCTGGAATCCGAACTGGCCGCCGTTCGGCTTCTCGGTCAGGACGGTGAAGCCGGCCCGCCGCAGATAGTCGGCCATGCGGGTTTCGGCATCATGCCCGCGATCGAAGATCCGCAAGGTGGCGCCCTTGAAGTCGCGGCCCTCGTCCTTGGGATGGTGGTGATATTCATAGCCGAGCTTGCGCTCGCACTCCTCACCCAGGCGCGATGCGCCGAGATAGGTGCGTGGGGCTTGCTGGCGGTTGTGCGCCTCCATCGCCGCGTCAATGACCGCCTCGAAGGCGTCGCTGAAGGCGGCATGCGGCGAAGGTGTAAAGTCTAGCATCATCGCTCTCCGTGGGTCATGGGGTGAGGGCCTTGTGCTCAAGGTCTGCCAGCCGGTCGAGTAACTCCACAAGGCGTTTTGGCGTCACTTCCGGCACCGTGGTCTGTTCGGCTTCACCCGGCCCCCATTCGTCAACCCGAACTGCTCGCAGCGGCAAGCCTTCGACATAGAGGACAGCCTCCCATGCCTTGACCTTGGCATAAGCGATGTTGCGCTCACGCCAAATGCGTTCGTTCTCGTGCTCAAGTTTAATGGCGTCCGCCTCCAGTTCAGCAATACGCTTGTCCTTGGCGGACGTGGCAGTCAGAACCGCTATCGTTGGGTTCCCGTCTTCTTGATACGCCCACGTGCCGTAGTCTTTAATGAGCATTGGCTCCAAACCGATCTGCGCGAACGCCTCAGGGAAACCATAAGCCGACCAACGAGCGTATCCTTCCTCGTCGCTGCCGTAGTCCCAAACTTTACAGCACGTCGAAACCGAATGCGCTTTTCCATCGTGCCAATACCGCTTCTCGGCAAAGAATTTCCATTCCATAGAAACATTGCCGCCCGATGGCCGTAGTGTTGGCTCGCTACCGATTGCCGCAGTGATTTGCTCTGGCGTCAACTCTTCGTGCAGCCTGAATTGCCTATGGCTTGGCGCATGGTTCGTGATGGAAAAGGGGGCGGCATTCCACCCGTCGATAATACTCTGCGTCACCTCAACCATTGTCTGCCTCCCTTGGGTATGGCGAGTGGACAGCTTTGTTCACGGGCCGCTGACAGACAGGGCACGGCAACGTCAGATAGTCGCCATCGCGTTGGTCTGATATCCGCCGAGCGTCTGTCTCGCCAAATGAAAATATGGTCTGGCACGCGCCACACCGTGTCTGATGTTGCCGCTCGCCGGGAAGTGTTCCACGTTGAATAATCTCAATTGCCATTGTCTACCTCCCTGTAGGCGATGATGCCACGCGATGCTTGGGTGTGCTTGGACCGCCACAGTCCGCCATATTGCCTCGCCTTAAACGTCGCGTCGTAAATATATCCGTCGCGGCAAAGGACTTCCGGCTTGCTATCCAACGGCACCGGACACGGCCCCCCATCATGCGGCTTCCATCCGTCCGCGATCTGTTGTTCGGTGAGGGTCATGTCAGGCTCCTGATTGCGGTGGCGATTGGAGAGGCATCCAAACGGACGGGTTCAGTTCGGTATATTCCTCGTGCGTAAAGGACGCGACGGTGTGGTCTGTCCAGCCGCCGCGATAGACAACATCGCCAATGTCATCGTCCCAATCATCGGTCCCGGTTAGGCGCTCATCCCAAAACCCGACCGACTGGCGAAAGACTGGTTCTTTGCCCGCTTCCTCAACAGCCCATCGGCCAAGCAGAACCCACGTGCCATCCATCGGCGCGCTGCCAATGTCACGCCACTCCGCAGCGCCAGCCGCACGGGCTGCGTCGATCTCGCGGGTGAGCCGCGCAATCTCCGCGTCCTGCTCTGCCACGCGGGCGGTGAGGGTGGTGATGTGAGTGGCGGCTTCTCGGCAATCAGCCAGCAAAACTGCAACGTCCTGCTTGCCCATGTGGCTGTTCAACCGCTCAACCAGCCCGCTCGCGTCGGTGGTGGGGTCAAGCGCACGACTGATCGCCCCTTCGATCATGGTCTTGAGGTCTTCGCAGAACTCGCCAGATGCCGCTTCCGCAAACTCACTGTCGGACCAGCCGCGCAGCAGTGTCAGCACGTCTGCCAAGTTTGCTTTGCGCTTCAACTCACTCGCCATCGTTCGTCTCCAATGCCTTCGTCACCAGCCAGCCGACCAGTGCGACAAGTGCCGCAACAGCAGCGTATCCATTCATTCCGGGCTTGATGTCGCCAATCAGCAGCGCCACGATCAGGCCCGCGCAAATCAGCAGCAGCATCCACTGCCAGAAGTTATTGCGCATCGTTCGTCTCCTTGTGTTCGCCGCGATCAAGAGCGTCGGCAAAGAATTGCGCTGCTTTGAAATGCGGGTGCGTCCAGTGCAGCCCACGCAACCAAGCCACGATCTCCGCCCGCTCAGTCATTGGTGGGGGCCTTGATAGGTTCGCCGTTTTGGTCCTTGGCGATCAATTGGCCGTCAAACGTCACCCGGTAGCGGTCGCCAGCATAGAATGCGCCATACCAAGCCATAATTTGCGGCACGGCGGCACGGTCAACCTTCATCGCCGCGATTTTTGGGCGGGCATCCGAGTTGGTGAAAACGAGTTCGCCAATCTTCATCATCCATCTCCTCAAAACTGAATTTCACCCGGCTGCCAATCGTCCAAGTCCCAGCCAAAATTCAGGCGTAGGAAGTCGATAAGAGCGTGGGGGCGGGTCATTGGGGTAGGGTCGGCAGTGGTGCCCAGTGCGTCGGCTCACCACCAACGGTCTCGCTGTATTGCGACCGTTCATTAGTGCCGGAATAATACCAGCGGTCGAGTTCGCCGTAGTGCCTGCCGAACCTGATCCAGCGGTCGGTTTCGTGACAGCACAGGACCTGCGAAGCCAGCGCCCACTTAGTCCCCTTGGGGAAGGTTGCGATTGGCCGCCAGTCGATTATGGTCTCATCACCCATCACGCACTCCTTTGTGTTGTGGCTAGGGCCGGTCATGCCGCCCGCCTGTGGCTTGCCGTTACGATCGACTGGATCGCCTTTTCCGACCATTTCCACTGGATCAGACAGGCAGCGCGGTATTTAGTCACACCGATCGCCTGCATCGGATCCAGCCGCAGAATCTCCCGCTGCTTGTCGGTGCAGGGCTCGCTGAGCCAGCGCTTCGTCTTCTTCGCCGCCGTGCTGTCGCCGTGCAGCCGCAGAAAATCATCGGCCGCAGCCATTGCCGTCAGCCGGTCGCCACTGTCCGCCAGATGCTTGAGGCCGCCCATCTTGGTGCCGCCAATGCCGTGCCAGCGGCCGTGAAACGGCAACACGCATGCCCAGGCGTCCATGGCGGCAGCCATGCAGACCAGCCCATCCCACAGATTCTCATAGCGGTAGGGGCTATCCTCCAGCAGATCGACCTCGGTCAGAATGAAGTCGCCGATCGCGCTGCGCCCGACATCCTCACTATCGGCCGCCAACAGGCTCGGCTCGCTGGCTTCCGTTTCTTCGCGCGGGAAGACATGGCCGCAGATCGCGCACTCACGGCATTGCGCCGGCAGACTGGACGCGCACTCCGGGCAGTCCTTAACACCGCCGGCTGCTAGATCGCATTCTTGCTCGATAGAGCCGTGCGTCAGGATCGACGTGCCGAAGTCGAGGACAATGCAATCGTCCTTGATCACGCCGGGATAGCGCTCCGGGTCGACCGTGCGCAGCCCGCGCCCGATCATCTGCATCATGGTTGACTGATAGGAGGATGGCCGCAGCAACACGACGCAGCTGGTCGGTTGATGGTCCCACCCTTCGGTTAGAACAGCGACATTAGTGATGACCTGGATGTCGCCAGCATCGTAATGTCTGAGGGTGTCACGCCGGGCGGCATCACCCATATCCGCCCAGACGCAGGCGGCACGGATGCCGTGCGCCGCGAAGGCGTCAGCAACGTGCTGGGCATGCGCGACCGTCGAACAGAAGACGACAGTCTGCCGGTCGGCTGCGACTTCGGCCCACTTGGCGACGACCTGGTCATTGAGAACCTCCTTGTCCATGATGGCTTCGACAGCGTTCATGTCGAAGTCGGCGGCGCGCTTCTTCACACCGCGCAGTTCGTTCTGCACACCGATGTCGATGACAAAGGTGCGCGGCTTCACCAGCAGCCGGGCCTCGATCAACTCCTTCAGGCTGATCTGGTCGGCCACATTGTCGACGATGCCCTTCAGGCTCTTCTTGTCCCCGCGGTTCGGTGTTGCCGTCACCAACAACAACTTCAGGTCGCTGTTGGCTTTGCGCGCCTTGTCGATGACGCGCAGATAGCTGTCGGCCGCCGCATGGTGGCCCTCGTCGATCGCCAAAACATCCAAAGCAGGCATGGTGTCGATGTTGCGCGCCAGCGTCTGAATCATCGAGAAGGTCACGTCGCCATGCCACGACTTGTGGTCGGCGGTGAACAGCCCGGTGGTTGCCCGGCTGTTGAACCGCTCGAAGGTCGCGCGGTTCTGGTCGACAAGCTCGTCGCGATGCTGAAGCACCAGCGCCTTGGCGCCCTTGTCGGTATAGTGGCTTGTGATAGCGGACAACATCACTGTCTTGCCCGCGCCGGTTGGCGCGATGCCCAGCGTGTTTCCGCCTGCGGACAAGGCCTTAGTGGCCCTGTCGCAGAACGCCTTCTGTCTCGCACGCAGTTGCATCGCTCACTCCGATCATGAGGTTGAATTCGAGTTCGAGGAATTGCTTGGCCCAGGCGCGGATGCCGGTCTGTGCGTTGAACGCCAGATCAATCAACATCTCCACGCCGCGCGCCTTGCTTTCCTTCTCTTTTGCCAGTCGCTTCGCCTCAGCAAAAACCCGGGCTTCAATTTGCGTCACTGTTTTCATCCGGCTGGTCCCCGAGAGAGCGTGTAAATTATTGCTTTTCCGCAATAATCTTTTTCGGTGAAGGCCCGAGCGTGATCCACATCACGCTCGGGAAATAATTACCCTTGGGCCTGCTGGATCCAGTTCGGCGCGTCAGAAGGGGACGTCATCGTCACAGTTGCTGCACCACTTGAATCCGCGGCCCACTGGTTCCCCGCAGTCGGCGCATTGGTCTGCTGAAAACCCGGCTGCGCGAAGCCACCTCCCTGTTGTGCGGCGGGCTGTCCCCAGCCCTGTGCGACGGGTGCTGGCTGTGCCGATGGTTGGGGGCTGCCAAAACCACCAGCCGGAGCGGCGCCAAAGCCGGTCGTGGCAGCGGCGGGCGCGGCCTTGTTATATTCACCGGCGAGCAGCCGCTGGAAATCCTTGTGGGCCGAAGATTGTGGGTTGGGCGTCAGATATTCGGTGATGCGGTTCTTGTCCTCATAACCGTCCCTGCCCTTTTCGACACCGATCTTGATGGCGACACGCAGCCCGGAGAGGTCGGTGTAGCCGCCGATCGAATAGGCCGCTGGGTTGCTCGGCCCGGCGTTGCGCCCGGCTTCGAGAATGCGAGCAATAGAGCGCATGCCCATTTCGCGATATTCGGGGCTATTGCCCGGATGCTGGGGATCGCCGATCATGTCCCACAGCTTCTTGCGGGCATAGGGCTGGCCGTCGTCGATCGTCAGCTCGATGTCGAGATACTGGCCGCCGGACTTCGACGCCTTGACGCCGCGCACGGTCATGATGGCAAAGGCCAACTGGCCGTTGGGAATCAGGTTCTGGGGGCCGTCCTTGCCGGCGCCTGCGCTGAAGTCGATCATGCTGTCTGCTCCTCTGGTTGCGCCTGTGGCGCGGTGAAAACGGGGGTGTCGATGCGGTTGCTGTTCTGGATCTTCCGGATCAGCGCGCCGAGGTCCGGCGCTTCAATCGGGTCGAGCCGACCGCTGCGGTCCTTCGCAGGGACGCCAAAGCCGTTGGCTTGCTGGGTAATGAAGCCGCGCTGCGTGCCCTTGACCAGGTCAAACACCGGCTGGCCCGACGACATGTCGAACAGACCGAGCGTCAGAACCTCGTCAAAGATGCCTGGCAGTTCACGGCCAGCCTTGCTGCCCTCAATCTGCGGGTCATAGGTTGGACGGCCAAAGTCGTCCTTGCCGACGTCGAGAATGCCGACGGTGACAATGTTCTTCGACCGGATGTGCTGCGCCTGCGTCAGCCACGTCACGATTTCCTGCCCCAAGAGGCCATAGGCACCGCGTGTGTCGGGCTTGCCGGTCTTCTCGCTCATAGCTTCCGGCTGGGTCTTGGCCCACGCCAAAGCCATGCGGCTGGCAACCGTGATCGAGTCAATGAAGACCGTCTCATATTTGTCGAACATGGTCGCCGGGCCGAGCGCGCCCT